TTATCTAGCCTTTGTATGGCTTCACTATTTTTTTGTGCTTGAGAAGCCATTTATTACGAATCTTGATTTGCTTTGAATGATGACCAAGCAGATTTTATTTCATCAGTCCATATTGCGTTTGCAACTGCTTGTACTTCTGCATCTTCAGCAGACATATCATCATCAGGGTGTTTAACATGTCTATGAGATGATCTAGATATTTCTTTGCCATCTTCTTTAATTACAGTATCAGTTCTAACTTGAATAGCTTTATATTGTCCAACGACTTCTATTTTTGCTATTTCTGTTTCTTTTGTTATCGACATTATTTTCTCCTTATAAACATATTATGAGTCAGTATGATACATACCTTGAACTCTTACAGATGTATCATCAGTTATTTGATTAACTTTAATCGTGGAAGTTACTTGACTGTCTCCTTGTTCCCTAAAATTTAAATAAGTACTTGATGCTGGAATCATGCTCATAACCTGTGTATAACCACTAGTTAAATTGTAAGATGTGCCGCCAGCAATTCTTGGATTAGTGCATTCATAAAAATTAGATTTATTGTTTGCAGTAAAAGGTAAACCACGCAAAAATACAGCATTAGTTCCTGTAAGTCCACTAGTATCTAAAGTTCCAGCTATAGAAAAGAACACCATGTCTCCTATTTTAGTGTAAACACCATCAACTTCACCACTATTAACCATAGCATTAGAGTTTCCACCAGATAGTGCATCTGCTACTTCTACACTAAAACTACCCTCTTCATAATCATTAAGTAATTCAGATGACATCGTACCTGAACTGTTAGCAGTAGCCGAGAAATCTATACCATTGCCATTAGCCAAAACAACATTACCATCTTTCAATGTAACACTATCTATTGCAACTCCGTTTCCACTAGTGTTTTCTGAT